GACCATGACGTAATGACAGAGGAAAAACTTCACCAGATTAATAATTTCTGGTCAGACTCTGAATACCGACTCAATAAACACGGCTCTGTATTAAATGCTGTATTAATCATGCTGGCGCAACATGCTCTGCTTATAGCAATTTCAAGCGACTTAAATGCATATGGTGTTGTGTGTGAGTTCGACTGGAATGATGGAAATGGTCAGGAAGGATGGCCTCCAATGGATGGTAGCGAAGGAATAAGAATTACCGATATCGATACATCAGGAATATTTGATTCAGATGATATGACTATCAAAGCCGCCTGAGCGCGGCGTTACCGCATACCAATAACGCTTCACTCGAGGCGTTTTTCGTTATGTATAAATAAGGAGCACACCATGCAATATGCCATTGCAGGGTGGCCTGTTGCTGGCTGCCCTTCCGAATCTTTACTTGAACGAATCACCCGTAAATTACGTGACGGATGGAAACGCCTTATCGACATACTTAATCAGCCAGGAGTCCCAAAAAATGGATCAAACACTTATGGCTATCCAGACTAAATTCACTATCGCCACTTTTATTGGCGATGAAAAGATGTTTCGTGAGGCCGTCGAAGCCTACAGAAAATGGAGGTCAAAATGATTCCGGTAGAACTGGCGAAAACTCCAGAGTTAAGTCGATTAAAAAGAGAATATCACATTGCTGAGGCTCGTTACTGGCGTAAAGCGGGAGATAAATCAAAGAAACAACTTTGCTTATGGCAGGCACAAAGAGAGCGCATGAATGAGCGTGAGTTTCTTTCCTCCCCATCCGAATTACCATTCTGAGGCAAATTATGGGAACTGCGACATTAATACTCGGTGAATCTGGCACCGGAAAATCAACCAGCATGAGAAATATCAATCCAGAGGAAGCAATACTTATAAAACCAATAGGCAAGCCGCTTCCATTTAAATCAAAAGACTGGCTGGCATGGGATGCCAGAGCAAAAAAAGGAACCGTAGTTACCACTGACAAATGGGACGTAATAGTTGCCGTAATTAAGCGTGCTCACGAATACGGGAAAAGAATCGTTATTGTTGATGACTTCCAGTATGTGATGAGCAATGAGTTTATGCGCCGCTCAGAAGAAAAATCGTTTGATAAATTCACTGAGATAGGCCGCCACGCATGGGAGGTGATTAAGGCTGCACAGGATGCACCTGATGACCTGAGAGTCTATTTTCTCGCACACACCGAAGAAACCCCTATGGGGCGTGTGAAAATGAAGACTATCGGCAAAATGCTGGACGAGAAAATCACTGTCGAAGGCATGTTTACTATAGTTCTTCGCACCCTTACCCGCGATGACCAGTTCTTTTTCACCACGAAAAACAACGGTGCAGACACTGTTAAATCCCCAATAGGAATGTTTGATTCCAATGAGATTGATAACGATCTCTCTTTCGTCGATGCCACTGTTTGTGATTACTACGGCATCAATAATGTTCATCAAATTAAGGAAAACGCCGCATGAGCAACGTGATTTTTACTTATAACGAAGAAGCAGCACTGACCGCAGGGCAAGGTGGTTTTATTAACGAAACTGGCGCCCATATCATTACCATTACTGAAGCAGAACTAAAGAAATCAGAAAAAGGAGCCAAATTTATTGAGTTTTCTGGAGAATCCGACGACGGACGTAAAATCCAGTATCTTAGCGTTTGTGTTCAGAAAAATGACGGAACGGAAAACAAATTTGGCGCAAATGTCGTTCACGCCATGATGGGGTGTGCCGGGATTGGACAATTAACGCAGCATATGGTTTCCGCCAGTAAATTTGTTGCACCTGAATTTCATGGAAAGAAAATCGGGTTAGTGCTCCAGAAAGTATTAACCACAAACAAAAAGACTGGCGCAGACAGCTACCAGATGGAAATACGCATCCCGTTTATTGCACAAACAGGTCAAACCCTTAAAGAAAAGGCAGAAGGCAAGCAACCAGAAACTATCGCCGACATGGTTGCCAGCCTCAAAGATAAAGACAATCGCTCTAAAAACGTAAGCCAGAATCATGCAGATGATTATGGTTACAGCCAGAACGATTACCCTGCTTTCTGATTACTGAAAATAAGGCTCCCATTATGCCAGCGCCTCTGTATGGTGCGGATGACCCGCGCAACTGCTCCGGTAGCTCCAAGGCGGAGGTGCTGGAGAATATCAAAAACAATTTCGACGCGTTTCTTGCTCTGACACCAGAAACAAAAGCAGAACGGATGTACCGACGCGATATACAACTCGCGCTAAAACAGGAGAAGGACCGAACAAACGAAACAGCAATGAGACCGTTGCGAAAAGCGACAATAGACAAATTCCCTGAATATATCGACCCGCGCCTGCGTAATTACCGCTCACGCTATGGCGCTATCAGTAATGACTGAGGAATTTACCATGAGAGGACTTGCATACAATCCCGGCATTCTTCCGGCAGAAATGATTATTCGCCAACGCGTAAAGCCAATGCCATCGAGAGAGGAATTGCTTAAGAGAAATTCTTTTCCGTCAGTGAATCAAAACAAATATCTGAATGCGATGTGGCGCAAAGGAGGCAACCAGTGAGCGGAAAAAGAATGACTAACAGAGAGCTTGTCGATGCCGCGATTAAGCTTGCTGGTGATTTTTATTCAATGATGGGGTACACGCATCGCCCAGGCTTCAAATATTGGGAGTCTCCTCACCCGCAAGAGCAACTGGTATTTCAAATGGCCTGCCGTGCTTTTGAGGTTATTCGCGGTTCTGATGTGATGGACGCCGTTGCCGACTTGGAGGATGAAGAGTGAGCGAGATTAACTATCAGGCACTGCGTGAAAAGGCAGAGAAAGCAACTAAAGGAAGCTACATCGTAGGGCATACATCTGTTAACCAGCACGGCAATTTAACAGGAGTTTTTGTTTGTCAAAAATGGAAAGGAGAACCCGGTGGCGTGATTGCAGAATGTCATGTTAACTGCCTGGTTGAAACAGATGCTCAGGCTTACGCAAACGCTGAATTTATTGCTGCCTTTAATCCAAATGTTGCGCTGGCACTACTGGATGAACGGGAAAGAAACCAGCAATACATAAAATCCCGCGACAAGGAGAACGAGGATATTGCGCTAACGGTAGGGAAGCTGCGCGTTGAGCTTGAAGCAGAAGAGAAAACATCAGCAGCCAGACTTGAGGCGCTCGACCGCACCCACAAAATGTTCCAACGGGAACAATGCAGGGCAGAGGCCGCAGAGAAGCGCATTGCAGAGTTAGAAAGTGGTTCTCAGGCACAAAAGTTAGTTGAAGCAATCATTGTTGCGATAGAAAACGAACAGGAACGTCTTTTTGATGAAGATTACCTAATGGATTCGAAAGAATGCATTGACGTAATTCGTGAAGAAGTAAAGCGATGGAATGATTCCCGCGCCGCTGGCATTCGCATCAAAGGAGAGTGATATGAGCACTATCACTAAAGAACGTATCGAATTGTTCATTAAATACCCGCTTGAAAACGGGCTTACCCGTGGCGAACAAATGGAACTGGCACGGATTGCACTGGCATCGCTTGAGGCAGAGCCGGTGGCGTGGAAGGTAACCTTCACGCAAATTGACCGTGAATATAACACGTTCACTGGTATGTATTCTGACAAAGCAGAAGTCGAACGGTGGGTGCGGCTGCATAAAGCATGTAATTTTCGGGCAGATATAACACCGCTTTATACCGCCAAGCCAGTGCCGGTAACTCCGGATGGTTGGATAAGCTGTAGTGATCGAATGCCGGAAGAAACGGGTGACATTATTGTTGTTTCTGATGGCATTGTAATGTCAGGGATTTCTTATTCTCGTCGTGACGGGTTCTATATAGCAGCATTGGAGTACGACGACGATGAGCCAATTGGCGGTGTAACCCACTGGATGCCGCTACCGGAACCGCCGCAGGAGGTGAAGTGATGGACTCCTTCGCGAAATATACGATTATTGACTGGATAGCCTTCCTTCAGGTTTTGCTCATCTGGTTTTATATGGCTTACAGGAGTGGACAGTGGATTGTCAGTGTAGCCTGTAGCAAGGGATGGCGTTGGTGGAACAGAAAGAATAAAAAAGCACTGGCATTGGATTCGTTTTACGAAGCATTCAATCTTAACAGTCTTCAGCCTGGTTCTGTCGTTGTAGTCACCACTCAAAGCGGCATGACGATACAAATTCACAAGC